CGACTTCTTTCTGTGGATTGGTGACCTCCGTTTTCTGAACGTCCGGCCAGCTCTCCTTGAGGTCATCGAGCTTTTTATTTGTCTCTTTCTGCTCCCGGCGGATAACAATAAGAAGTGGCGCGACCACCGACTTCAATGCCGCCCTGAATGTTTTGTTTTCTTTTTTGTCACCATTCATTTTATTCGAATGCCGCAATGGTGGCACAAACACAGTTCGGATGAACTGTCGGACGCAGAAGTCCGTTGCTGAAAACCTCCCCGACTGGAATGGTATCCGGCACCGGCCCACAGTGCTCATCGTCATCGTCAACGGGCGAGAAATTCACCCACTGTTTTAACTCAATGTCGGCCTGCTTCAATGCTTCTAGCGCAGCAAAGTTAGACGCCTCTGCGACCTCTGTCCGAGCTATCATTCGTGTTCGGAAATCATCTGTTTTTTTGTAGACGCTTGCGACTCTCGCAGAAATATCATCGAGCGACTCCCCTGCTTCGATGCCTGCTTGTATCTCTGCCACGAGCTCCTTGAATGTGGTGTCGTTTATGCTCTGCGCGAAAAAGGCGGAGCGCTCTTTTATGAATGTCTGCACTGATTCTTTTTCTGAATCAAATACCAAGTCGGCGTTAAGTGTGTTGAGCTGATTCTGTCCGGCGTCTGCAACGATCCCTTCGAATGGTGGCTCCATGATTGTGATGAGTGCCGATATCTGTGCTTGTCGAAGCTCGGCGGGAAGCAAGTCGTCGATCTGCTTGAGTGAGTATTCTTTGCTCTCCAATCCCTCGAGCTCCTCTTTGACCACCTTGAGCACTTTTTTCTCCTCGTCCTCAAAGTATTTTTTGAGCAGCGGTTCGAATGCGTTCGTGCCGCGCTCGATTGTTTTCATCCACACCTCTCCGTATTTTTGTATCTCGGCAAATGTCATCGCGCAAAGCTCTGACTCCTTTTCTTTTTCTGCTTCGGCCTCGGCCTCGGCTTTTTCGTCATTCTCCTGATTTTTTTTGTCGAATATCTTTTTGATCTGATCTTTGGTTCCTTGCTCGATCGCATCATCGGTCGATTTGTATTCTTTCTTTTTCTCTGCGCGCGGCGTTGGCCTCACCGCTTTCGGCTGATCTGGAACGCGGTCAATTGGAATCGATTGCAGTGGCCCCCCGAAGAACTCATTGCCGTTTTCTGATTCGGTTAAGCCCTCTGCGCGCCGAATGTCGTTTGTCGTGAGCCACTTGCCGTGACCCTTGTCGTACTCGTTCACGATGCGCTCTCGGTTTTCCGGCACTGGTGATGTGAAGTCGAAGAACAGATCGCTTTCGTCGCCCTCGATTTTCGGGATGAGCATTTCGTTGAGCGTGTCGACGATCTTGCGCATCTTCGGCTCGATGGTCAGTTGCGCGAATGTGAACAGTTGTGTCTCCGCATTGGCGCGGTTCACGTCCTCAACAATTCCGAGTATCGCTTTTGGCACGCGGAAGATCGCGAGGATTTCATCTCGCGTTTGAATGACTTGTTTTACGAAGTCCATGTCTTTTTGTGAGTTGGTCAGCTTGTCCACTTCAAGCCCTCCCTGCAACAAGAGCATCCTGTGCGCCTTGTCGACGCCCTGAAATGCGCTGTTAATTTTTCTTTTGAGTTGCTCGTACTCGTCGGCGCCGAGCGTGCCGGGCGCTTTGAATATCATGTCCGGCCGTGCGGAGTTTTTAAAAAAGTTTGCGTTCCACTTCCGTGCGAATTCGTTTGTGTCGATCGACAGTCCCGCCGCCTCGACAGTTCCCTTTCCACGAACGGGGAACGGGTAGTCTCCCTCTGCATTGAAATTGGCGAAGTGAACGATGTCGTCGGGATCGAAGCGCGTCTTGGCTCCATCTTTTTGTCTGTAAATAAATTCGCTGATCATCACCGGCACTTCTTTGTCTTGCCTGAACGTCACCCGGTCCGGTCGCAACGGCCATATCTGACGAATCGTTTTCATTTTGTTTCGAGCGAGAAACCAAAAAGCATTCCCCTCGAGTTCGAGGTGCGACTGTGTTATCTCAAATAGTTCGTGCTGCGTCATCCGAGGATTGACGGCTTTTAGTAGACTGATGAGATCGTGATCGAGAACTTCCTCGTCGCCATCCCCGGTTTGTCTCATGAGCTTGAGGTCGATGATTGAGACTTCCTGTGCGATCGCCTGCACGCAAGCGAACACCCACCCTCGGTACGCTTTCAGAAATTGTTGTCGCGCGGAGACCCCGAACATTTCGTTGAATTGTGTTTGGAACAGAGTCGTGAACGGTATCTCTGCTTCGCGATGTGCTTTAGCTAAAAAAGGAAACAACCTTTGAATGAGATTTTTTTCTGCCATGTTTTTAGTATATCATTTTATTTTTTGTTGAACCATTTGTCGAACAGTTCTCTGTTAAAATAAATCCGGGCTCCGATTGCCCATAGGTGTTTCGGAACCCATTTCGGCTTGGGGTTCACGAGCTGCCTCGCGATCTCGACCTCGAGCCCCAGCTTTTTACGAAGGTCTCTCCGGTAATATTGTCTGACTTTTTTTGCTGTTTTTAAATTCATAACAGATCGATGTCAGGCCGCGCCTGATTTAGTAATAAATTGAGGGCCACCTCGAACGCGTCCATACGGTCGTCGTGCTCCTCTACGCCGAAATTGATGATCTCGTTTTCCAAATCCTCGTCGCCGTCCTCTCTGAACCGAACCTGCCCGCTCGCGAAGTACGGTTCGATCGTCTGTAGACGTGCTCGCTTATCTGTGGTGCGCTTGATTGCTTGCGGTGCCACCTTGTATCGCCGGGTGAATTCCTCAATCGCCGCCCTCTGATATCCGACGTCCTCCATTCCTATCGAGATCGGGATGTCCGAGTGCGAATCGCGGTATGCCTTGTATACATGATACACCCTGTCGAGCGTTTCGTTGAAGTCCCATCGCGCTGCAATGCTTTTGAGATTATAATAGTTCCCGTCGATTCCCTCGCCAATCACGTCGATCGCCGAATAGTCGGCCGTCTCCTTTTTCGAGATCGCGAAGTCCGTGCCGATCCCGATGGCCTTGAGCTTGGGGAGCTCTGTGTAGTGCTCGATGCGCCTGATTATCTGCCCCTCGTCCGGGATGATCTTCAAGAGGAACTCCCGGAGGAAGTACCTGTTTTTCCAGCGCCGCGTTTTGTCGATCTGTTGCTCGGTGAATCTCTCGGGCCACACGCAAGTGCCATCATTTTTGAGGAGCGGATATTTCTGCACAGTTCCGAGCCCCTCCTCGACGCACTTCTTTTCCATGCGCCTCATGATCGAGTCCATGTGCAGGAGATTGCCGATCAGGATCATCCTGCCGGTGTCGAAGTTCATTGACGGCATCACGTCAGAGAGGAGCCATTCCTCTGTTTTGTCTCTTTGCTCTTTTTGCCTGACGTCGTCGATGCTCTCGATGTCATCGAGGATTATGAGATCGGGCCGATGCTCGAGGTGCCGAAGCCCTCGCATCTGCTGTCCTTTTGATCGCGCCATAATTCGCACCTCATTCGGCAGAAGTATGTTTGTCGCCGTCCAGTCCTTGTTGCTCTCGAACGTGCCGAAGTCTCTGTGGATGATCTCGTTGGTTTCGAGCTCGTAGATGAGGTTGGTGATCAGTTGCTTGGCCTGTGTGAATGTGTCCGAGCAGGGAATAATAAAATTGCGCTGCCCGGTGATTGCCGCCCACAGGGGAAGCGCGAGCGATGCCAATGTCGACTTGGCCGATCCCCTGAATGCGATTATCTCGGTGAAGCCCGGCCCCGGCTTTTGAAGCTCCTTGTAAATTTCCTTGTGAAATTCCGGCACCTTTGCCTGAATGTAATGTGGCAAATAATACAGCGTGAAGAAGCGCAGGTCACGTTTAGCCAGTGCTATCCTCTGCGCTTGGTTTTTCGATATCTCCTGTATCTCCTTTTCCATATCCATGTTTGATTGCTCTTTGGATCATCGCCTCGGCTTCCGCCGATAGCTTGTGCTCCACCTCTCCCTTGCCGAGATTGCGCTCGAATAGGCCAGCATCGAACATCTTGTCGAACAGTGCGACCGATGTATTGCGTAACTCCTTGATCGCCGAAACTTTGACCTTGTCGTCAGTCATCGGATTGCCGGCGATCATCCACAATTGTTTTTTGAGCTCCCTTGCTTCTTGCTCGAACTCCCCGAGGATCACGTTGACCGTATAGGCGTTAAGCCGTTGGCCTCTGTTTTTCCTGATTTTTTTGACAAGTTTTGAAATATAGGCCCGAGTAAGCGAGATTGGTTCTTTGGGATGATCTTCAAGTATTTTTTCGATTTGTCGTATTGAAACATCCGGGCGGCGCACAATGATCGCCCTGATTCTCTCGATGTATTCGCTTTCTTTATCGTCTGTTACTCTTGGCATGGCTCTGCTTTTTGTCCGGTGAATTGTTCCCACCGCATGATTATTACTTGCACGAATGTCGGGTCGAGCTCCATCATGAAGCACCGACGCTTGAGTTGCTCGGCTCCGATGAGCGTTGATCCTGATCCACCGAATGGATCGAGTACGATCTCTCCGCGCTGTGATGAATTGCGGATGGCCACTCGGCATAGCTGCACAGGCTTTTGTGTTGGATGATCGTAGTTCTTGCTACGCTTGATGCGCCATATGGTTGAGCCACCCTTTTCGTCTTTCTCGATCTGCTTCTTGATCATGTCAAGAAGCTCCCCGTCCGTTTTTTCCTCTTTCCATTCGGTGACCTGCGTGCGGTCGCCATAGAACTTTCCCCGGGAGCTCTTGTTATGGCAATACATAATCAGCTCATGCTTCCATCGATAGTCACTCCACCCAAGCGTTGCCGCCGCCTTGACCCACACGATCTGTTGTTTTTGTATAAAATTGTTTGCGTTCAGGGCATCCTCAAATTCTCGATGGGTTGAGCTCGCATAGCATGTATATAGTCCAGCCTCGGGTTTCACGTGAAACGCCATTTGACCGAACGCATCGGTGAGGAATGTCCTAAACTGCGTCTCACTCATGTTGTCGTTTTCAATGCCTCTCGAGGTTTTCTTACCGACGCCCTTATAATTCACGTTGTAAGGCGGATCGGTGAATGTCATATCTGCTTTCTTGCTATTAGCTGCTGAAAATCCTCTGAATTAGTAGCATCTCCGCACATTAGGCGATGTTCTCCAAGTTTGTAAAGGTCACCACGTTTTGTGGTCACCTTGATCGTTGCCAATGCTTCGTCCACGTCGAAGTCATCGTCGTCTTTCATGTCGAATATCTTATCCACCTCGGGTGACTCGAAGCCGAGACCCATAAGGTCGTCAGCTTCGAAGTGTTCAGCGAGGAGACCATAGTCCCATGATCCGAGGTTTCGATTGAGCCGGATGTTGAGACGCTTCTCTTTTTCGAGCGGAAGGTTGACGTACACGATTGGTATGGTCTGATGTTCGAGCTTCTTTGCTGCGTACCATCGTTGATGGCCACCCACGATCACATTCTCTCGGCCCGGATATTTGTTGACAACAATCGGCTCGGCAAAGTCAAACTCCTTGAGACTCTCCTCAAGGTCTTTGGCCTGCTTCTCGCTCATGCGCCGGGGATTGTATTCGGCATGAAAGACGACGATGACTTCGACGTGGACGAAGCATTGGCAACGATCAAGGTGACCACAAAACGTGGTGACCTTTACAAACTTGGAGAACATCGCCTAATGTGCGGAGATGCTACTAATTCAGAGGATTTTCAGCAGCTAAT